AATTATAGAATTATATAGAATTAAATTAAATTTTATTCTATATAAGCTCATAATTATAAAAATTATAGAATTATAGACCCCTAACTTCTCTATACAATCTATTATATAATTATTATAATAAAATATATATATAAGATAGGGATTCTATAATTATAGAATTCTAGAATTTTTTTCGATTAAATCTTATTTAATTCTATAACCCACTAGACGATTGCCAATTCATCACAATTCTTATAGTTTGTCGATATCTCTTTCAGCTACCATGGTAAATATATCATCGTCTAAGTTTATAATATTCTTTACTTTTTGAGCAACCTCTACTAATGTCACAGTTTTGTCGAAGTGAAGCTTTATAGTTTTCGGAACTCCACCTAAACATCTATAACGTGTAATAGTAGTAAATATCTGTGCCTCACTATATTCAGTATGCCAAACAACTCCATGCTTTTCATTATGTTCATTAAATGTTATAACTTCCATTATATTCTCCCAGCTTTATCATAGCAAGCAATATTATCTCTGTCTAAATAATGTTTTAAATTTTCAGTACATTCAATAGTCATAGATAAACTATCCTCTTCAATAACAATTGGGAACTTCTGTTCGTAGTGTTCACATAACTCTGTCAACTCTTCTCTGTTCATTTCAATTTCTAATACCATTATATTTCCTTTAAATTTGATGTAGTGGTAAACACTATCATTAAGATATCTTAATGATAGTAACTATTTACGATTCTACTGGAGTTGCAGTATCTTGGTGGAATAACTTATCATCATAGATATAGTTTTCGATTTCTGGGAATTTCACTTTATCATCTATGAAGTTATATTTACCGCCACGTAATTCTTTTTTAGATTTAAGTTCAGCCGCAATTTCTTGTACATCTTCACCCTCTATTGCTTTTGTAGTTAAATCATCACTAAGTTTAGTAACTTGTTTTCCAAGGTCATTCCAAACAGTGTGAGCAAGAATACAACAATCAGATTTTTCACCTTTTGAGAAATTTATAATTGGCTCATAAACTTCATGGCGATTACACCATACAAATTGTTCATCATCTATAGTTATCATTTTTTCTCTAATCACTTTATTTGATTTTGATGCAGTATAAGAAGCCATTAATGTAGTAATTGCCTCAACAAGTTTTTTATTTGCTTTATGCTCATTTAACAGATTTAGTGCCTCTGTTTTTAATTGTGTTTTAGTCATAATAGAACCCTTCATGTTTTTTGAGTGTATCATCTCACTTCATAAGATTTTGATTAAAGATTTAATCTATCTAATTCTATCTAAATATTCTTAAATTAAATTGAATGATTCAATTTAGATATTATCTAATCATATTCGCCCTTAATCGTTTGGTATGTATTATTATATACAGTTAATCTTAAATTTAATTTAAATAAATGGTGAATTCTATAATTTGGCTATAAACACCGATATCTTCTTATTTGATATAATATCTATCTTATTATCTATCTATCTCTATAACCTCTTATATTGATTCTAATCATATCATATAGAGATAGATATTATCTCTTATATAATGAACGGGCGCGCGATTATATCGAAATATTCTTAATATAATCTTAAATATGAGATGAATTATGAAATTTATAAAAAGTGCCAGCTGTTATATACATAAGGGTCGGGCCATCGATTCATATTCTATTGAGATTGACATGGGAGCCTAAAATTTTTAATTTATAATAATCTATCATATTAAATTAAATTTAATAAAATATTCTACAAGTATAAAATACAATACTTAAATTAAATTTAATAACAGTTATAAGGCCAACCCTCCACGTTTTCGACGGCTACCGCGTTTCTTCACCTTCCCAACACTGTCACCAGTTGCATAACGACCCATAACTAAGTATAAGAATGCATCAGCGGGGTTAGACCATTCATCATGTAAAGGTTTGTCTTTCCACATACCACCTTTTTCATCCCACTGCTTGGAGTAGTTATGCATCATATCGTCTAAGTAGTCACAACCAGTACCAGGTGTCATATCTATAATAACATGTGGTAGCATACGACGAGCAAGCTCTATATCGTTAGACTTGTTATTGGTTTTCTTTAGTACAGTCATGTTTCGCATGCCTAAATCGTAGAGGATACCATAACGCGACTTCGCACTACCCAACTCTCTAACCTTCGCATCATGTGGTAGATACACGTTAGTTATACGGATGTTTAGAGATACTAGCCATTCATAGTAGTGACGTAGTGCTTCACCACTGTTCTTGTAGCATCTAACGATTCTAATCTCTAGTAAGCCGCTAGCATTAACATATTCTTGCCATACTATTAAGACCATCATGTCGTTCATACCGAGGTCAACAGAGACGAATGTATCAAGTGCACCATCATATAGCGATAGTTCATCTTCATGACCTTTAATAAGGTTTTTAGATTCAGTACCTTGACCATTGTGTGGATACCACATACGCCCAGAGTCTTTCCATATACGCGCGAAGTAAGCCCCATCTCTAACAGCAGCAAATGCAGCCTCAGGGTTGTAAGGGTACTCTTGGTCGAAGTCATCACCACTCTCTTTACGTTGTGTATGTACCCACCACTTCTGTTCATCAGATAGTATCATGTCTAGGTCATGCTCAACCTTAGCTATATATGCATCATCATCGATGGTTAATCTCTGAGGTATCTTGGCAGTACAATCGGGGTCATCTACCCATGATAGGAATACAGGGTAGAAGTCTTTAAGTGCTCTATCACCTACGAAGTTTACAGCCTCATACCACATTTTGTGAAAGAGGTTCTTACGACCTTCAGCAGTTGACTCAAGTACAACCGGGTTACCAGCCTTGATGGCTTGCATTGTACCTGCAACAAGTTCTCTCGCTTTCTGTGGGTCCTTGTTACTAATCTTTCCAAGCTCAGAAACGTGAAGACGTTGTAGCGTAGTAGAACGGAACGAAGAACGAATGAATATAGTTGAGTCATTGTTGAAACTAAACTCTTTACTATTATCTTTGGTTACAGCTAGACCTAAGAACTCTTTGATGCCGGGGTCTAATAGTTCCCAAGCAGTTTTAACTCTAGTAAGTAATGTAGAGGCTTCTTCAAGACCTTGAGCAAGCATACCAACTTTGAGAGCATCAGTGAATATTGCATCGTCTTTGTAGTCTAGCAACCAGTATGTTGAGATACCTTGCTGTCTAGATTTAAGAATGATGATACGAGGGTGGCGTCTTTGAGCAGCCTTAACTTTATGTTGTCCTCTATTCATGTTCATTATAACGCGATTACCATCTTTATCTTCAATCCAATAAAGATTGTTCATACGCCATAATTTAACAGGAAGATAATTAGCTATCATATCTTCATCACTATCAGGGTTATTTTCAAACAACCATTTAACATCTAACAAGTCGGGATATAGTTCATCATACTCGTCAGGTGTTATATTTAAATACCATTCACACTTAGCCATCTATATCTTCCTCTCCTGGCATTAGCCAAGTTATCTGATTCATACCCTCAGGTATAGACATACTCTCGCAATGAGGACACTGAGCAGTTATTACATTTAAGTGCTCTCCACATTTATGAGTTAGTTCTACTTCATCAAGCATATCATCAGTCATTGTATATTGTGTCTTACATACAGAACAAAAATATTCTTTTCCTATAAAGTTTTTATTAGCCATTATGACTCCTTACAAAATCTACTAATGAAGAAATAGCAAAGACTAATATACCCACAAATAGCTCGGGATACTGAGCAAATAAGTTACCCACGTTGATTCGCTTTAAACATAGACATTTTTTCACTATGTAGATTAGTCTGATTAAGTACATTTACGTTAGTACCACTCTTATTATAGATATTACTATATAATAGACCAATAGCGTTAGATATAGCAACCCAATCTTTAATAGATAAATCTTCTTTAGTAGCCATCTCTTCAGCCTTAGTTAGTAACTTAGTAACTACAGTCATAAACTTAGGTTCTAACTCTTGGAGACCTATTACTCCATCTACTACCTTACCTATAGTCTCAGCAACTTTAGGAGGCGCATTTTGCTCTACTATAGTTTTAACCTGTAGCAGAGCTTCTTTATCTACTTTAACTAAGTCACTAATAGTAGCCTCTGTTTGCTCCTCACCAAGCTTTTGCTTCCACGTCTGTACAGTTATATAAGCAATACCTAACTTGTCGGATACTTCCTTACTGGTTAAACCTGAAACTAATAATGCTTCAGCCTTCAGTCTTAAATCTTTATCAATAGCCATAATTAAACCTTTTTAACTGTTGGCTTAGGTTTATCTTTAATCTGAGTAGTAATTGGCTTAATTTGTTTCGGCTTATTATTAACTAATTCAGGTTTTGCTTCTGCAACTAATAGATTACGTACTACATTTGAAAAACTAAGGCTATGTGTTCTCGCCTCATTCTTAACAATCTCTAAACATTCAAGCCCTAACTTATCATTAGGGTCTATACTAAACGATGTATTCATATAATTATCCTTTAATTAATATTATGTATTATAAGATATTAATTCTTAAACTCATCTTAATATTAAGAAAGGATTAAGATATAATAGTATATAATAGAAGTATTCATATTTATTATGATGTACATTAATAATGGAGACGTACTATGGCTGATAACACAGACAAAGGCTCTCAAGGGACGAAGACTCTTGACGAGCAAATCAATGACGCGCTGGCAACAGCAGACGATAAAGGACAATTAACATTTGAAGAAAATGTTGACCCTATGTTTAAGAAGTTGGTTTTAACAGAGAAAAAATCGAGACAGCATCAAGCTAAATCGACTAAGTTAATTCAAGAGAATACAAGTCTCGAAGCTACTAACCAAGTGTTAGGCAATTCTATCAATGAGTCTGCGCAATTATCTGCAGAACAAGTTGCTGAATTGGACGAGTTGAAGATTACTGACCTTGACGAGTGGTTTAGTAAGAAAACTCAATACGAGAATGAAGCTAAGCAACTAGGTGCTGGTAAGATGAAGGAATTAACTGATGCCGCTTCTGAGAAAGCATTAAATGACCTTACTCTTTCAGAACGTAAAGATGCACTAGCTGAGTTTCAAGAGCGTACTGGGTTAGAGCTTACAGATGATGTAATGGAGAATGACATTCCACCTAGATTGCAAAATCAAATTGGAACAATGCCATTCGATGATTACTTAGACAAAGTGGCTGAATATCTTGGAAAAGATAAAAAAGTTAAACCAACTGATGACTCATTAGACGCAACAAATCTTGGTAAGCTCGCTGGTGGCGAGGGTAACAAGACAGAAGAATCTAAGGGTTATCAAATATTATAAGTAGGAGGGCGAAATGCCTCAAGCAAAGTCTCAAACAGCTAAGTTACCTATTACTTCTAAACTTGTTAGAAATACATGGGTGAAAAAAGGCTTAGTTCAAAAACAATCTCTATCTTTTTGGTCACCTTTAAAAGGTACTACATTAGATGCATGTATTGTACAGTCTCAAACATCAAGTGCCGATGATGGTCACACAATTGTTATGGATTATACAGGTAATTATGCTGGTGCTGCTCGTAAGGGTAAAGAAAAAGCATATGGTTATGGCGGAGTTAAACTTCAATTTAGTGACAAGATTACTTCTGAAAGATTACGTTACCCGATTAACAATGGTGATGCATTTAGTGGTAAAGAAGTCGGTAATCTAGCTATTACAGAGCATGCTAATTCAATTAGTTTACTTTCTGATAACTTCGTACGCCAAAACGATCAATTCTTCTTTGACTGTGGTCAAGGTTACTTACGTGGCGAAAAGCCAACTCATGCATTTTTACCTGGTGGTAAAACAGCATCTAAAGATTTAGTTTCTGGTGATGTTATGGGTTATGATGAATTCTTAGCACTTGAAACTGCAGAGAAAACTGGTAAAGGTTGGACAATCGGTGGGAATCGTAGACCAATGAAACCTTATCAAGGTGGTACAGAAAATAATGGTGCTAACCCAGCTCCAGTATACTTACACATCTTAACTGCGCTACAAGCTGCTAATCTTAAGCAAGACACTGTATTTAAATCTATCGTATCACAAGGTGATGTACGTGGTAGAGATAATATGTTGTTAAGTGGTTCAATTGGTAGAGTTGGTAATTCAGTTTATATGGAAGCTCCTTCATATCATGGTGAAGAAGATGAAGTTGGTAACAATGGACTTGGAAAGTCGGTAGTTGAAATGTCTGGTCTTAGACGTATCAAAGTAAAAGCTGATGGTACAGAGTTATTTGAAGGTACTGAAGCATATGATGCTGAAGTTACTGCTGGTACAAAAGTTATTGACCGTGGGTTAATAATTGGTGCAGGTGCTTTCTCTGAAGGTATTGGTATGGACCCAGACTACAAATATAAATCTTCGGAAGATTTTGACATTGACAGTGAGTCTGTATTAGAGTGGTGGGGAAATGTACAAGCTACAATCCTTAAACCAGAAAATGGTGATTATAAATCAGCAAAAATCGGTAACATGACTTTTGGTCTTGCTTACTTTGATACTTGGGTAGAGACTCTAGCTTAATAACTAGCGTCACTCATTAAGAAAGGACATTTAAAATGGCAACAGTTTTAACAGGTTTATATCAGAATAACCGTAGACGTGAAGTATGTGGAGTTACCGGAAAACTTCCATTTGTACTTGAAGCCGCTGACCTTAGAGAAGGTACTGCAGTTGTTAATGCAGCTTCAGGGGAATATACATTAGGTGTATTACCAGCTGGTATCGTTGTTACAGCTGCTTATTTAGCAGTTACAACAGGTGAAGTATATGGTGCAGCTTCTACTGCAACAATTGAAATCGGTAGTACTACATTGTTAGCCGCTACTACAATTGCTGCAGCTGGAATTACTGCAGGTACATCAGTTCCTTTACTATTAGATAGTGAAGCAAACTTAACAGTTACATTGGTTGTTGCAGGTACTGCTACAGACAATTCTAACTTAAATGTAGTAGTTGAATATATTGATTACAATAGAGCAACTATGAGTTACCTTGGTGAAGGGTAATGGCTGTTCTAGGCGCACCTAAAGGTTCTAAACCTTCAGGCGACAAGCCAAAGAAAACTACTCCTAAAGCTTAATTGCTTTAGGTTTCATATTAGTTTTATAAGTAGAACTAATCTGAAATCTAAGAAAGGTAAACAATGCTAATAAATGACTTAGTTATAAAAGCCAGACGTATATTAGGTGATACTGATAAACAACGTTGGTCAGATGAACGAATGCTAGATATAGTTAATGGTGGACTTAAAGATATTAATAAGTTTGCAGGTGCTTATAGGTCTGAGCATTTTACAGAGATAAATAACTTTAGACGAAGATATCCTTTGCCATTAGATTTATTAAAGGTTACATCAGTAGTATATGAAGGTAATGAAGTACCTATCAGAAATAAGAAAGATTTAGATGCTTCTTTATTTGCTACTAAGGACCAAATAAATATAGGTGTTTTAGAACTTCGTAATATTCCAGATATTGAATCAAGAGAACCTAGATTTAAACAAGGACCAACTGGTGATTTACTTCCTCAACCTATTAATGATTTATGGGCTGATGATGTATGGAATGATGCTGGATATTGGAGAGATGACCAATTATGGGGTTATCACTTCTTTGATACAGAAACAGGGTTAGGTGTTGTATCTAATCCTCTACTTGACCCATTAGGTGTTACATCAGGTACAGCAATAACTGAAGGATTATATGATAATCTACCTAATACAGCTTATGGTCTATTATCTGATGTATATCTTACTGGGGCGCCGACTGTTACAATTGTACCTTCTACTGGTGAGGTATATGGAGTATTAACAAGTTTAGATACTAGTATGACTACGACTTCTGAGGGGAAAGGTAGTATTGGTACATTACTAAATGCTCCTTATAGAATAGCTGGAAGGTATGGTACTGTTGTATCAGTTCTTAAAGGTACAGAGTATATACAAACAAGATATAAAGCTTTACCACAAGAACAAACTTCATTAGAAGTTGCATTCCCTTTAAGTCCTACTTGGGTAGAACCTATGATTAATTGGATTGTAGGTACTGCTTTACAAGATGATAATGATGCAGGAAATAATGCAAGAGCTCAGGTGTTCTTAGGTAGATATACAAGAGAATTAGATAAAGAGATAGCTTCTAGTGCTGAAGATTATAGTTCAGCATCTAAGAAGTATGAAACAAAATATAGAGGAGGAATAAGATAATGGCTTTAGATACAGATGAATTATTATTTGTTAAGGATTTAATTGGTAAAGAGGATATACTCTTTGGTGAAGGTGAAGTACAACAAATTAGAGATGGAGAATTAGTTCTTGTTACAAGAATTAATGCAGAGTCTATTCCATATAGAACTCCTACAGGTGAGTTGATTACAATAAAAGCTGCTTTAGATTTCTTATATGAACAAGGGGTAACGGCATAATGGCTGGAGGCATAGCAATAACTAAGCAGCTAGGTACTGCGGATGATTTAGCTTTTGGTGTAGGTGAAGTCTCTCAGGAACGAATGGGTGAGACTATAGTACTTAAAGAGATTAATGGTTCATTAATTCCTTATAGTGCTACTCTATCTATAAATGAGAAAATACAAGATTTAGAAAGTGGTACTGGTGCTTCTCAAGCTTTTGCTTGGGAGTCAGAAGCATGGAAGCGTACATCTAGTTCTTTCGCTACTCAACCAGCTGGAGAGCTTGTACGATTGTATACCTCTAATAAAGACGGTACTTTTACAATTGAAGAGATTACTGATACATATAGTTCGTTACATTGGGCTAATAGTTCAAGTCTATATGCAGATGACTCACAATTAAAAGCTTGGATTTCTGAAGCTAAGGCATTAACAGCGCTTAGTTATGCTACTGAAGTTGAAGATACTGAGGTAAACTTGATTACTTCGGATGGAGATGGCACATTTACTTATACTCCACAAACAGGTATATATAGTGCATTACATTGGGCTGCTAAAGCTGCAACTTTTAACCCTAATGACTACTACAACAAAGTGACCTTAGATAACGGGCAATTAGACAATAGATATTACACAGAGGATGAGGTAGACGCATTAGTATTGGCTGCTAATCCAGTAGGAGCAATAACAGAATACGAGGGCACTACAGCACCAGCTGGTTTTTTAGTTATGGATAATTCAGAGGTTAGTGAAACAACATATGCTGCTTTATTTGCAATAGTTGGAACTAAATATAACACTTTTGATGGTGCAGCAGCTCCATCAGGTGGAAACTTTAGGCTTCCACCACAAGAAAGTGCAGATGGTAGAGGTTTATATACAAGGGGTGTTGGTTCGGTTAATGGTGCAGTAGGTAGCTATCAGCAAGATGTGTTTAAAGAACACGACCATGCTATGAATATAGCTTCAAGAAGTGTTTACAATACTTCGGCAGGTGGAGTTGGAACCTATGTACTTCCTGACAATATAGATACTTCTAGCACAGGTGATGCAATAGAAACAAGACCTATTACAGTTACAAAACTTTATTGTATTAAATATTAAGGAGATTAAATGTTTTATATATATGACAAAATTACAAAAGAATTTTTAAGAGAAACAGAGGGTCAAATAAATCCTTTAAAAGATGGAAAGTTTTTAACTCCACCTTTTAGTACAACAATAAAGCCAATTGCTAGTAAAACTGGTTTTCTAGTTTGTTTCAATATTGATAAATGGGAATATATAGCTGATAATAGAGATAAAAATTATTGGTTAAAATCTGATGCTTCAAAGGTTGAGTTTGCTCTTGGCAATGTTGTCGATAATACTATGACAGATAAAGAGCCATTAAATGATTTTCCACTGTGGAGCATTGATAAGTGGATTGATGAACCAGTAGCTACAGCTCAACAAGCTAAAGATAAGCGTAAAGCTGAAATAGATACACGCTTAGATGAAATAGATAGGCTCACTATTAGAAGTCTTAGAAGCATTAACAGAGGTAGAGGTAATACTAGTGATGATAGTATTATGACTGCTTTAGATGATGAGGCTATTACACTTAGAACTGAGAGAGGTGCATTATAATGTTAGGTCTATTAGGTAAAATATTCGGTAGTGGTAAAATGATGGAAGCGGGTAGTAAAGCTATAGACGCTTTAGTATTTACCAACGAAGAAAAAGCTAAGTTACATGTAGATTTTTTATCTAAATATGAGCCGTTCAAGTTGGCTCAGAGATATCTAGCTTTTATGTTTAGTGGTATATTTCTTTTGGTATATTTAAACGCTGTAATATTATGGAATGTTGGCGTGCTTACAAGTAATTTAGAAATGCAAGGGTTTTATATGGTCGCAGCATTTGAATTAGCTGAGTGGAACACTAAAACGTTAGGCGCCGTTATATTAGTAGTAGTTGGATTTTATTTTGCTGGTGGTGTATTTAAGATTAAGAATAAGGGCATGTGATGGAAAGTTGGATGATAAATATAGTGATAGCAATAGTTGGTATTGCTGGTACATATGCAGTTCTTAGAAATAGAGTTGCTAGATTAGAATCTGATTATAGACAGCACATAATAGATTCCAATGAATACAAAAAAGAAACTCAACGAAAGCTAGACGCAGGGTTTAAAAGAATAGATACAGTCATTGAGCGAACTACTATATTAGAACGTGATACTGAAAAGTTATTAGATTTAGAAACTGCGGAGCGTAAATTCATAACTAGAGTTGAGATGAAACTACACTTAGAAAAGATAGAACTTGTAACTGGTAATACTAGTAAAGAGTTAGCTGTATTAATGGGAAAGCAAGATAGTGTATTAGAGATATTAAATGTACTTAAGGATAAATAATGTCAATTAAAGTAATTATACATTGTAGTGATAGTCCTCAAGGTCGTGGAGATACGGCAGAGACTATTCATCGATGGCATAAAGAGAGAGGGTATGATGGTATAGGTTACCATTACGTTATTCTTGAGGAGGGTACTATAGAAAATGGTAGGCCTGAATATTGGGCTGGGGCACATGCTAAGGGCCATAATGAAGCTATTGGTATCTGCCTTATAGGTAAAGATTCTTTTACTAATGCACAGTTTATTAGCTTAGAGAAACTTTTAATAGCTGGAAAATATACAGCCGATGAAGTAGTTGGGCACTACGAGGTTAGTGATAAGCCTTGCCCTAATTTTAATGTAGAGACTTATCTGTTTTCTATAAGCTTACCAAGGAGTAAATAATGGCATACAATTTAGGTTGGATTGATATTCAAGAAAATGTGGATACAGGAGCTACGGCTAATTTAAAAATTAAAAATCCCTTAGCCTTAGCAGAGACAGCTCTTAATGAGTTAGACATAGGTAAGATGCCTAGTATACCAGCAAGTATAGCTTTATTACCTCAAGAAGAGGATATTGATTATGTAGAGGGTACGTTTTTTTATAGGGCTGAAACTGAGACATATGTATTTTATGGTCCTTATCCAGGTATATCTGTTGAGCCAGGTCACGGGGAACATATGCATGTTGTAAATAATTCAGGGGATACCATAGAAGCAGGTATGGCTGTTCGCCCTGATGGTATTTCAGGTGGTGAAGTACAAGTAGTAAAAGCCTTAGCTGATACTTTTGATAATGCTAGGGTACTAGGAGTAGCAGTAGTAGATATACCTAATGGTGAAAAGAGTGCTATAGCTATTAGTGGTTTTATTATTAACATAAATACTAATGGTTTAGCCTTAGGTACACCTATGTTCCTTAGTAACACAGTACCTGGAACATATTCAGCAACTGCACCCGCTATAAGAACTCAAATAGGTGGAGTATTTGTTGCTGATGCTGAACTAGGTAAGTTATATATTAGGTTAGTAAATAACCAAAACATACCTACTGTATTTGGAGGTTTAAAGGGGCAAGCCGGTACTGGCATATATGACCTTACTACAATTAAAGATATAAATGATTATGCACTAGAAAAAGAAATTGTTACCTCTGTTACAAAAGCTACAGGGGTAATAACACTACCTGAAGATGGTGACTACAGAGCCAGTTTTACAGCTGGTATATCTTTTACATCTACAACAAGTACTCGTACAGTATATGTAGAGTTATATGATATAACTAATGATGATATTCACTATACATATCCTGTGAATATACCCCGTGATGCTACTGAGGATTCAATAAGTTTTCAGTGGCCTATAACAGATGAGCTTGCTGGAGTAGTGCATAAAATGAGAATTAGGGCGAGTGTAGCTATGAATGTTACATTAACAAGTGCTTCATTTGACATTGAGTCAATAAATTTAAAATAAGGAGAATGATATGGCATATATAATAGGTTATGAACCAATAGAAGATGGAGTAGATACAGGTGTAACAGCCAATGATAAAATAGAGTCTGCTTTTACAAATACACAATCTGCTATTACTTTTATAGATGGAAGGATAATAGTAGTAGAAAATGCATTAGCTTCTATTGCTCTTAATGTTCTTAATGCTAAGAGTACTGCAACAAGTCAGATACCAACTGCAGTAGATACATTAATGCAAGTAGAATATGGTGTAATACAGGGAGATGGGGAAGACCCTATCATGATTGATGCAGTTGGCACAATTACATTTAATACTACTGGTACATATGAAATGAATTTGGTTCTTACATATGGTAAAGAGGTAGTAGATACAAATAGTTTAAAAGCTTTTACACGATTTACGCATAATGCTACTCAGGTAGGAGATACAGGTGTTATAGCTTTACAAGATGGAGATTTAATATCTTTACACTATATGTTTACGCTTGTAGTAGAATCTGGTGATACATTAAAAACATGGTTAGTTAGAAATGGTACAGCTACTGGTGGGTTATTCAAGTCTACAATTTTAGATTGGAATGATGTACCTAGTGCTGCTATGCATGTATCTAAGGTTGCCTAAATGCCTGAAATTAACTTATTTAATGGTGGTATGAATATTCATAAAGACCCTAAAAAATTAGAGTCTAATGAGTGTATTCATATAGCAGATGCAGAAATAACTTCAGGTAGTATCAGGTCATTGAATGAAGCTACTAACATTACTAATAATGTTAGTCCCATAGTTACCTATTATAAAAATAGAGTTGTTTCTGGTTCTGGTGATTATCTTAAATTTACTAATTCCCTGAATTATTTAATTAAAAGTGATGGTGTATTACCTATGTATAGCGTAGGTAAAAGAGACGAGAATGATAGACTATCTTGGTTACCTTTACAGGTTACTGAACCAGAGATTAAGCCTACTATTGATAGATTGTCATTAACTATGGATGTAACATTAACAGGATTAGTTACTGAGGGTACTTCAGCTATTAGATTATATAAGTATATAATTTTATTAGATGATATACCACATGAATTTAACTATGAATGTGGTACTGAAAATAAAATAATTAATCTTCACTTAGATACTATATCAAGTACCGTAGTTCCATCACCTACAACAATAGTAGTATATAGACAAACAGATATAGCTGTTATTGATGGTTGTACTTCTCCTACAAATTTAGTAACTAATATAAATATTAATTTATGTCAAGATACACTTAGACCTACTTATGATAATGCTTATGTAGATAGAGTTAAATCTATAAGCCTGAGAACTTTTTATGACCCTACTATTACATGGTCTTCTGATGGTACAGCTAAGATTGGTATTAAACTAACTTCGTCTACTCTAAACTTAAACTTTATAACTGGGACTTGCCCAGCCTCTGGTACTTACCTAAAAAGTTTCAGGGTATTTGAGCATACTTGGTATCCTAATAATCATGATTGGGTATATATTCAAATGAAAGGTAAAAGAAAAATAGGCTTACATTGGGTATTTACTTTAGAGATTTATTTCAGACAAGATGATTGGACTGGTACTAAATACTATGGTACTTTTAAGTGTGATGTGTCTTTTACAGGTTATTCTCTTTACTCATTTGCTTATACTGATGGTTATGGAGTATATTTTCCAGATAGCTATATAGATAGTCACTGGTCTACAGGACCGAATGTAGTAAGTTGGGATGAAGTATGGGAAGCATCTAGTGCATCTACTAGCTTAACATCAACAAGACTATCTACTACACTTACAGGAGATTTTCAGTATGCTTTGACATATGAAACTAGTACAGGAGTAGAGACAAACTCAGGAGAATATACAGATATTATATCTTCTATTGGTTCATCAATATTAGTAGATGTACCAGCAATCGCTTCTCCTCCTGCTGGAACTGTTACTGTTAATCTATATAGATATAATAGTAATCTTTGTGGAGGACAAACATGGTTTCTTCGTGTGGACGAGATAGCTATTGGTGACTTACCTATTACGATTACAGATTATACTGGTGTAGACGAACTAGGTGTTCACATGCCAAGAGATACTGCTAAACCTGTACCCTTAGATTTATTATTTATAACTAGTTATAAAGGTAGAGTATTTGCAGTTACTAAAGATTATCACTTTACAGAAGATGAATATGCTCCTGTTGTAGATGATGAATATCCTACAGGTCCTTGGTATTATGGTACAGTATGGACTTCTGATAATCAGTATACTTATACTGTAGGTGATTTAATTGGTCAGACTATTGAGATAGGTGGTTTAATATTATATAGAGATGGCATGTGGGAACTTATAGACCCTGGATATCAAAATCTAAATGATTATACTACTTTAAGATGGTCTAATATGGGTAATCCATTAGTATGGGATGCTACAAATTTCCTTAATATGGATAAAGTAATTACAGGTATAGGTACAACTGGTAATGGGTTACTTGTAATGCATACTACTGAAACCCATGCACTTCTTGGAACAGAAACAAATAATTTTACTAAGAGAATAATTAGTAAATCTCAAGGATGTATAGACTTTAGAAGTATATCAGAATTTCATGGTAATTGTATATTTGGTAGTATTGAGGGAATATCTATGAGTAATGGAGGTACAGTAGAACTTATAAGTTATAATAAATTAGGTCCCTTATTATTGTCTAAATATGCTTTTGATGATATTTATAATGTTAGTAAAAGTGAAATACTTAGTTCTGCTGTTGTAGGTAATCAATATTTCTTGCTTATGAAAGATGGTTATTTACTGAAATTAGATATTTCAACTGGGGTATATTCAACTATAACAGCATCTGAAATGTTAGGTATTACTGCTATTAATGGAGCATTAGTTGGTGCCCAAACAAATCAAGAATTATATAGAATATATTTTGATGAATCAGGTGCTAAAACATATTCTATAACTACTGGAGAACTTACTGAAGGTGCCTTAACTAATTTAAAAGAGTATGATAAAGTTAGAGTAGCTTTAACAGGTACAGGAAGTATTACAGTTAACATAAATGGTAAGTCTGTGCTAGAGAACAAAACATTAGTAGAACCTCTGGCAGAGATTGGTATACCTAATGAGCATAATAAAGGTACAAGTATTCAGTTTATAGTATCAGGTATAGGAGAATTACACTCAATAGAATACTCAGTTAGAGGAAGAGAAAATGGTTGAGGCACCTAGTACATCCTCAGATGAAGCACTACAGGATAAGTTTAACAGTGATGTAGCTCAAGCAATTAAAGAGATACTTGAAACTCTTATAGCCTTAGAAGAACGAATAGTTGCATTAGAACCTTAAATTGTAGAATATTTTTACAATTTAAGAATATCTTAAGAATTATTATTATATAATAAATAATTATGAATATTGCAAATAGTACTAAGTTATCGGGACCTTTGTCAATACTATTAACAGGTGTTAGCAAGAGTGAACCTGAAATAAAACATTACTTTAGTGAGGGTGTCTGCATAAGAGAAGCTACTTTATTAGCAGGAACATTTGCTTTAGGTGCAAGCCATAAACATAAGCATATTACAATTGTATCTAAGGGTACAGTACATATCAGAATAGGTAATGAGTCTAAAGTTATTCACGCACCTTGTACATTTGAGTCAGAAGCAAATACTAGGAAACTAGCATTTGCATATACTGATTGTGTTATCAGTAATGTAATAGTTACAGACTTAACAGATATAGATGAAATAGAAAAACAATTTACTACCTTACAGGAAGATAAAATGAAATTTAATATGAAGGAATTACAATGGCTGGAATAGTAACCTCAATGATGTTTGACGATAAGGCAACTACTGCCCTAAAACAAAGTACTCAGTCTGCAAATGAAATAGCTGAGGCAGGTTTAGACTTTAATATGCAAGCTTATGAAGACCAAATGGCTCAACTATCTGCACTTGAAGATATCTTTGGCCCTGTTAGAGAAAACCTTAGTAAGTACTATAATAGTATTAGCCCTGAAATGCTTCAAATGCAAGGTAAAGAAAATCTTGAGCAACAATATGATAAAGCATCTAAAAATTTAGAGGCACAGTTATCATATAATGGTATGTTTAATAGTGGGCAAGCCTTGGATGCTAGAACTGCATTAACAGCTTCAAAAGCGCAAGCTGAAGCATCACTAGGTACCCAAGCCAAAACCCAATATGCGCAAGAACAAACTGGTTGGTTAGGTACGGGACTAACTGAGATGGCAGGAGTTAGAGGTGCAGCTGTTCAACAGCAAGGGATGACTAGTTCAGCTTTTGCAAATCAAGCAAATATAGCTATGCAGGGAGGACAACAAATGTCTAACCTATATAGTCAACAAGCACAAAGTTGGGGTCAATTCGGTACTGGCATGATGCAATTAAGTGGATATGCTCTAGGTGGGGGTTTTGATGGTGCATCTAAGTATAACCCTAATACAGGTAAAGCGTTATTTAATCCTCAAACAGGAGTACAATATTAATGAAACCTACAATACAAAACCTACAAGATTCATTTGCTATTTCTCGTGAAGTATATAGTGCATCTGATGCTGAAGCTCAAGAGGTAGTAGACCTATATCATAATAGACAGTATACTCAAGAAGAGATTGATATACTTACTGAAAGAGGTCAACCTATAGAAACTTTTAATGTTATTAAAACATTTAGTAATGCTATTGCTGGTTACTTTGATACAGTAGTTAATAACATTCAAGTCAAGCCTAGATATAATAGTAACCCTGCAGCAGCTTTACTTCTTGATGATACAGTTCAATATGTATTAGAAGAAAATGAATTTGAAACTGTGGCTACTAAGGCTGAACTTGATGGTATGCTTACAGGTAAAATGTGTTTCTATTATGATATAGTTGATACAGAACAAGCTGATGTATTTGGTAGAAAAATTAAAGAGCTTAAAATTGAACATGTACCATCATGGCAAGTTAGAATTGACCCTATGTCTTTTAAAGATGATAGAAGCGATTCTAGATTTGACCATAGGTGGAGATGGGTAGATGAAGAAGAGTTTAATACAAAATGGCCACATATAACTACAGACAAATATAAAGGTACAGGTAAAGATAAAGCTGAAACTTATAGTACTGAAGGTACAGAAGATACACATACTGAATTTGAGAAAAGATATAATATTAGATTTACTGGTAAGTTTGAAGAATGGAATAACTACTTAGTTGTACATACTATTATGCGAGATGGGGATAAAACTTGGTCTACTTTATGGCACGATGATATTATCTTAGAGAAAAAAGAAATACCATATAAAAGAGTTCAATCTCCATATAGAATTGTACTTATGAGTGAGAGTGATAAGGCTGAACATTATGGGCCATTTAGAGAAATCATTGAAACTCAAAAAGCAATTAATCAAGCTCTTATACAAATACAACTACTTATTAATACTAAGAAAGCAATCATAGAAAAAGATGCAGTTGAAGATGTGGATGAATTTGCAGAGCAATTCAATAGAGTTAATAACGTAGTAGTTGTTAAAGATTTACAAGGTATTAAAATTGAAGACCTTAGTAGAGATGTTATGGCTCAATATGGTATTATAGACCAAGCACTTATGCGTATAAAAACTATCTTAGGTGTTAATGATAGTTTCTTAGGTCAAGCTTATGCTAGTGATAGCGGCCGTAAAGTTAATATCCAGCAAGAAGCTTCTAAATCCCAATTAAGTGTTATAACTAAAAGAATACAGTTTATGTATAAGATGGTAGGTACTGATGTAGTTAACTTCATACAACAATACTATACTTCTTCACAGATTCTTAGAGTTAGTGATAAGATTAATGGTGATAGATATTTAGCACTTAATCAACCAATAGAGATGCCTAATGGTCAAATAGATGAACAAGGTCAAATAGTAACTAATCCAGTATTTGATGAAGAACTAGATGATAAGGGTGAACCTGTAGAAGATGAAGATGGTAATATTATGATGACACCACTTAATCAACCTGATACAGATATTAAGTTTGTTGATGTAGACCTTAAAGTTGTAGCAGTTCCTTATAACAATGCAGCTGAACAAAATCAATTACTATTTGAAACGTTCCTAAATGGACCATTAGGTCAAGCTGTACTTAAAACTAATCCAGCTGATTATTTTAAAATTGCAGCTATGCAAACAAGTGAGATGGGAACTAAATCAGCATTAGCTATTAGTGAAGCATTAGCTCGTACTGGTCAAATGGTAGGAGGGGGTCAGATGGACCCTTCGTTAGCTCAAGGTGCAGATGATAGAGGTGTTATGGGTGGAGCCTTAGGTGGTTCAAACGGTGGTGGTCCTAAGTCACCAACATTACAAATTCCACAAGGAGGAAACTAATATGCCAATAAATCCAGGGGCTCTTGTTACAGGCCATCAAGCAGGTAGACAAGTAGTAGCACAGCAAGAAGCTGAGAGAAGAAAAAGTGAATTGCAAACAATGCAAATGACTACTCAGAATTTACAGAATCAAGAAAATCAAATGATTATGGATAAAGTTAATTCTATGGAGCAAAAGTATAAAGATGATTATAGTGCCTCTATGAAATCTAAAGGGGATGAAGTAGCTACAAAATACTATCAAAGTCTTAAACCTGATGCAATGGTATCTAATGAATTTAGTGCTGATATAGGAGCATTACAAACATATATAAAAGGTATTCCATCATTAGCTAAGATGGGTAATGTTAGAGTACCTAATGTTAATGACCCAGAAGAGATGGCTAAAGTATCTCAAATTTTAAATATTGGTGTTACTGATGAAGATGGCTATACGACAGAAGAGATAACTAATGAAACTAATATGAGAGCTTTAAGTGGTGAAGTAATTATAAATGCAAATGGGGACCCAGTTAAAGTTCAAGATGTATTTGCTACTATTGGTGCTACACCTGAAATAAGTGCAAATAAAAAATACGAAGCTTATATGACTGCTGTTAATGATATGCACCTAGCTAAAAAGGGTGAATATGGTAAACAAGCTGTAGATTTATATAGTTCATACAGAAAGATAGAAGATGATATAGCTGAAATGCAAGAGCGTGGTGATGTAGTACCTGAGGAACTTTATGACCAATTTATTAAGGCTAAGACTACATACCTTAAAAAATATGGTGGTGAAACTGCACCTAGAGATTTCCTTCATCAACAAGAAGAGATAAGAAGAGCTAGAACTTCTCCAGCTTATGAAGGTGAAGCAACTGATTTACTTCACTATAATAAAGTTCAAGTTAAAGATAAAGATAAACGTTTCGGCGAAGTACAAGAGAAGGTTGAAGGTGCTAGAACCTTTATAGCTACTGATAATAGAATGAGAGAAATTCTAAGTGAGGCAGGTAGCGCATTTACTCGTGATGCTGTCTCTACTGCACTAGCTAAAGTTGGTCAGCATTTTGAGGGTGGCTTAATTGGACTTAAAGCTGCCTTAACAAGTAAAGACCCTGCTGAATTAGCACAAGCTCAGGCAGCCTTTGATAGAATTGAAACGGCTGTAGGGTATCCTATGGTACAACTAATTAAAGAAATTTCAGGTGCTGCTGTATCAGATAAAGAACGGGAGTATTTGATGAACTTAGTAGTAGGTGGTGAGTTTAAAAATCTTAATGCCTTAACAGAGAAACTTGATGAATTTAAAAACTTAAAAATAAAAGAAGCTAAAAAGTACTTAGATAAAAAAGTAACTGGTGGACATGCCTTAAGACCTAAATGGGCTGAGATGGTAGAAGCAGAATTAGAAGGGAAACAATCTAGTGGCAAGGTAGGTAGTACATTACCTAAAAAAGAAACTCCTATAGAAGAGCCTAAAAAGGCAACTATGGTTGATAAAGTTAAAGGTATGTATGATAAGGTAAAAAGTAGAATTAGTGGTAAGACAATGGCTAGTGCTAAAGATAAAGCTGAGGCTATGCAGGTAGAAGTAGATGATGCTCCTATTAATGATAAACAAGCTGAAGCAATATCTAAATATCCTGACGGTCAAGAAGTTAGGATTAAGGGCGTAGTATATACTGTGAAAGGAGGTAGATTATGGAAATAATAGACCTAGATAATTTAGGTGATGATACACCTACTAATGAATCAGATATAATAGACCTTGATAGTTTAGGTGGAGATGTTCCTGATGCAGTAACTTGGCCAGAGGGTAAGCAAGAACAGGTAGATATTATGCCTATTGCTGAGCAAGAGAAACCTATGCGAGCATTTATGCCTACTATGGAGGATATAACTACTGATATAGCTAGTAAAGCTGATAGATTTGTAGCTGGTGCAAAAGGTACAGCTTTAGGTATTAAGCAAACAGTATTTGATGTAATAGACTTAGCTGGTATTACAGATATGTCAGAAGCTACTGAAGAGAATATGGCTAACATAGAACTTATAAATACATACTTAGATGATAAAGCTCAAGAGAGTGGTAGAGAAGAGGACTTTTTTAGTTCAGAAGATTTAGGTAGATTAATGCCAATTATAGCGACTCTACCTGCAGCTATGGAATCAGCAATCCTTACCATGCTTGGAGAAGGTATATTAGGCTATGCTGAGGGTAGAGGTAAAGGACAAGAGAAAGGCGAAGCCCTTGTATCAGGTGTAATGATGGGTACAGGTGCAGTAGTAGTAGCCAAAGTATTACCACTATTAAAAGACTTCGCTTTTACTCCAGGTATGAAAAAGACTATAAATAGTTGGAATGATGAAGATAAAGCAGTACAGACAGAACTATATAAATTCATGGAAGATAATAACTTACAACCATTTGATGCTATGATAGAGGGTAGTACATCCTCAGATGTAGGCTCTTTTCTAACGGGGGGTAACCTATTTGCTGTTAAAGAAGCAATTGAATCATCTACTGAATTTAGTTCTAAATATTTACAAATGACTGAAACTGTTTTAGGCAAATTAAAAGCTAATAGAATAGATTTAGCTGATGCAAGTGCTGACCAAATGAAACAAGCTACTCGAATAGTTAAACAAGAAGTTGAGAAACTTAGAGGTGCCTATAAAGATATAGAGAATGATTTATACGGTAAGGTAACTACTATTGCTCAAGATAACAAAGACTTATATCAAGTTCAAGATTTCTTTACTGGTGTAGAGAGAAAATTAGCTGATGAAAATATACCGCCTGAAGCTGTTGATGCTGCTCGCAAGATTATGACTAGATTTAAAAAGCCATATAAAGATGATACTATTAAATTAAGAGCTAAACAATTAGAACTTAATGAACTCACTAGTAAACAAACTCTATTACAACGTAAGATAGATAAAGCTACTACGGAATCAGATATAACAAAATTTATAGGTCAGAAACAAGACCTTAATATAAAATGGGATACTCTTAATGGTGAAATGAATGAACTTAAAGATATTAGATACATGGATACTAAGTCATTACTTGGAACTATTAAATTATTAAATCGTAAGATGTATAGTCCTGGTGGAGCTATCTCTGTTAAAGACCTTGATGAAATGCGAGGACTTCAAATAGCTAAAGAGGAATTAACTACCTTTTTAGAGCAGAGAGTTAAAGACCCTAAACTTAAAGAAGCACTTAAAAAAGCTAAAGAAGCTACTGTAGCTAGAGTTGGTATATTTGGTGCTAAAGATATGGGAGGTGAAAAACCTTTTCTAGCTAAGCTTATTGGTGAGGGTGATATGACAAAAGCTTCTAAATATTTAGAGGGTAGTGATGCTACTGAAAATGTTATGTATGTTAGAGATATATTTGGTAAAGATAGTGAAGCTTATAAAGGTGCATTATCTCATTACATTAATCATAAACTTGGGATTACTCCTGATATGCTTCCTAGATTAATGCAAGGTGGTAAGGCTTCAGGTATTAAAGACCAAATTAATATTGGAGCAGTACAAGAGCAATTACTTAATATGACAGCTAGAGATTATAATTTACTAGATGAAGTATTAGGTAAAACAGCTGGTAATCAAATGAGAGGCTTAAAGCATATAGTTGAAGGCATGAGTGGATTAGATAATGCAATGGCAAAGTATGGAGAGGGTATTACTCATATGGGTGTACCTAAATATATATTTGAAGGTATAGAGGGTAAAAAGAATTTTATTACTCGAGGTATGAAAGTAGCTAAAGATGCGATGAGTTTTCACTTATCTAAAACATTAACAAAGATTATAGGCAATCAACCTGCATTTAGAACTATTACAGGTGGTATTACTGGTGAGACTTATTATCTTGCTACTACAGACTTAGAAGATATAACTGCTGAGGGTATGTTAGCAAGTGCCTTATTTGGAGGAGTAGCAGGTAAATATGCAGGTAGAGCTACTCGTAATATCTTTGAGAAAGATGTTCAGAAATTACAACGCTACTTAAACAAACCTAAGAAAGGTAAAATGTCCGAAGAGATACAAAACCTATTTATTAACTTGGGGCAGAAAGCCAAAGAGTTTGGTAGTAAGCAAAGTCAAGGAGGTATACAACCATGAGTTTTTTCGATACACCAGAACCAGTAGAGCCTACAAAGGGTGAGTTCGATGATTTCTTCGATAGACCAGAAGAGTATAGACAGAACACCATTACTAAAGATATGAAAGATATCCCTGAGTATGAGGGGTATACTTACAATAGAGAAGTTGATTTATATGAACCTAATGACCATGGAGCTGAGCCTATTCAATATGAAATGGGTGTACCTGTACCCGGAACTGTAGACCATGATAAGTATGATTATAATGATATGAAAAATAGATATGAATTGAAGGGCTCTATTAAACCAATAGAGTATGATATGGGAGTACCTATACCTGGTTCAGTTGACCGTGACAAATATAAGTATGATGAACTGAACAATAGGTATATACCTAAATAATTTCTTTATCCCAAACCATAGGAGGTTAAAAAATGAAGAATATAGCACAAAGACGTAACTATAATAAGTTAGTCAATAAAGTTAAACGCAAATTGTCCAGTCTTACAAAGACCAAATCAAAAGCTAAGTCAAAGGCTAGAACTAGAAGAAAGAAAGCTTAGATAAGCCTTCTTTCATTAAAGATAGCGTCTCCCATATTGATTGCGCCTTTAGCTGTCATAAACGTCAATAGTTCTACATTACAATCTGTGCACAAATCTAGTTCAGCTCCTGTCTGACCTAACCTAATGTGTTGCCACTCTTGTGGATACCATATTGCTTCATCTACACCTGTAGGGGACTCTATTGATTCCCCACATCTATCACATATATGCTTTATACTTTTAAGTGTTGCCATTAATCTTTTCCTCTACTAATTCTAAATTAGCTTCAAAATAGTCTCTAGCTACCAACCATTGGTCTTCATGATTCTTCGGATTACGAGCAATCATATCTCCCAAATAAGGAGAGCCATTCTCTTTATCTGCTGGCGAAATACTAATCTTAGGATTTAATGATTTACTCATAGCCTCTGCATCTGTAACTGGTCTCATTTCAGATAACCCTGTTCTTCTATATTGTTTAAACGTGTCCATTTACGTACTCCTGTACTTGTTCAAATGAATAAGCAAACAATGCTAATCCACCTCTTTTTCTCACATCATTTAATTTGTGAGCTTGTAGAACTTCTCTACCACTAAACTCTGGGTCAACTATATACAATCCATTCACTTCTTTAATGTTCTTCTTGAATAGTTTATTGTAGTCAGTCTTAGTCTTAACCTCTACATGAAGATGAAGTAGTATCTGAGGTTGCATATCTAATACAGCTGTACCATAATCTATAACCAAGTAATATTTTTCCTTTTCTGTTAGTTTCTTCACAGGCATAGGCCACCCACAGATAAGGTCAGCTATTCCTGACTTACTATAAGTACCATTAACTACTACTCCTCCGATATCTTCGATAGAAGTAATAATTTTCTTTTGAAAACCTGACTCTAACATAGTTACCCCTTATTCAAGTAAATTATTATTGAGTCATATAAATCTGGCTCTCCTGCACATAGTAAAACAGCTCCACAACAAAGCAACATTATTATAGCATCATCACTCATCTTGAACCTCCACAATTAAATTACTTTGTGTAAACAGTACACCATCATCAAAACACTTCATTGCAAGTTTTCTAAAGGCACTTTTATGCTTAGAACTTACTTGCATTTTAGCAACTAAACTTTTTACGTGTAACTCATATTCTCTACGTTGTTCTATTTTAACTTCCATTAATCTATCTCCTCTTTTGTTTTATCTTCTCTAATCAATACACCCTCATACTCACTACCAAATGTAGGTTGTATATAAGTATGTACTATTTGCTCATAGAACATTTCAACTACTTTACCTATAAAGAAGTCAGGGTCTTGTAATCTATCTTCATCACTCATACCACTACCAGGATTTACTACCCTTCCTTTACTATCTATGAGTTTCAATGAGCCAATCATACCCTCATATTTACCCTCACCAGCATTTACTCCAATACATAGTAAATCAACAGTAGGTCTATCTTTGAATTTAAATAAATCAATCGTCCTAGATGTAGTAGCTTTCCAATACCACTCAGGGTCCATACCCATTAAACCTTCATATCCTTGATTAACAATCAATCTAAGATATGCTTTTAAAGTTTTCATATCATTAATCTTAACTCTCTCAGCTATATACATATAAGGTATATTACATAGTAGTAAACACTTATACCTTGAATCATAATCAACTCTAGCCTTACCTCTTACATATTCAGAATGTGTAAGATAGTCAAACACTTTATATGTATGGTCTGTACTGGTTTGAATAGGTTTAGAGCCTCTAAGGTTACAACGATTTCTATCTCCAAGTAATCCCTTACCCCAAATACGCTCAGCAAGGTATACACCATCTTCTGCATTCTTAAAGATATAACCTCCATCATCTCTATGGGTATAATTAAACCCTCCACTAGTAGTGAAAGTAGCTCTACCTTTTCTCACATGAATAGCTACATAGTTACCATCATACTTAGTAGTAGCATATAAAGGAAACTTTATATGCTTATTAAGTAGTTTACCTTTGCCTTGCTCTATAAGCAATTTATTATAGTCTAAGGCTTTATTAATCTTTGCCACGGTTAATCCTTGTTCTTAAAATTCGTATGTAGTCATTCATTACTATGCACTGGTTTCTCAACAAGTCTAAATCTTCATCAGGTAATTTAGCTGTTTTTCTAAAGTGAGCAAGCTTTTCTATTTTAATAAATAGCTCGGCTTCTTCATCTAATAGTCTTTTATACCAATCTTTCATTATTCAAAGTCCTTTCCATCTTTTATATATACAAGTGTAAAGAATCCACCCATAGTTATAAGTGTAAGAGCAAAGTCCATTTTAACTCCACCTGCTTTATACCATATATAATCTACTAAAATAAACATAGCTAATATAATTAATACAAATACTAATCTCTTATACCACATTATATCTTCTTTAACTCTAGCTTAGAAGAGTCTATCTCACCCTTAGCACTATCTAATTGAATATAAACATTACCTACTAAATCTGTTATAGCTTGGTGATTAAAATCATAATCCATATGCATATCTTTAAGGTTATCCATATAAGACATTAGTTTTTTAACTTTAGCTTTATTACTCTTAATATTTCGCTTAAGTAACTTCTTCTTTTCATCAGGTGAATACATTGTATCACTACCACACTTCACCATACCTCTATCGCCATTAAATCTTTTCTTCATTACCATATCCTTTCGTAACTGTTCTTATCAAAGTTTTGTTTCTTGATTGCAACAGCTTTATAAACTTCAAAACCAATTCCAGGTTTATTAGCAACTAATATATCTACCACGATAGGGGTCGCTCTATCGTGGTTCGCTTGGCGAGCAAGTCTTTGAGTGTATTTACTTGTCTTAAACGACATGCTGTATACAAGTAGCTTGTCTGTTGTGTGTAAGTCAACTCCTTCTGCATGTCCATCACTCGATAGAATAAGTGCTTTTGGGAACGCCTTGCTAAGCAAACTACGCTCCTCAATGAAGTGCGCCATAATAGCAATCTTACTTTGGTCATAATTCTCCTTTATATAAGCTACCTTCTCTTGCCCATATCTAAGATGTATAGACTTCTTATCCCTTATCTTTAATGTACCACCCTCTATCTGATAGTGCATCATTCTTAACTTCATAGGACTATCTGCTAGTATATTATCTCCACCAACTACCAATAGTTCCTTCTTCATTAACTCTTCAATACAAGACTTAGTAGTATCTAGCAATGGAATAGTTATAACATTAACACTAGGTTCATGCTCTATACCAACCTCTTTACGAGTCTTAAAATCAAAATATGGTTTTAATATCTCAAGTATCTCTTCATCTTTATACTTACTATAAGTTTCCTTTAAACCATAAGGAGTCCTAGTCATACAACTAATTCCATATAGTCTAAAGAAGTCATAGAAGTTTCTCTGTTTAAAAGGAGTCCAATGACTCAATTTTAACTGATGATATATCAACCCTAAATGTTCTGCATATGGAGTAGCCGATAAATATATTATTGGCTTCTTAAAAGTAAACATCATTACTTTCTTCCATGTTGCAGAGGGCCTACCAGTACTAGAAATAGCATGGTGTGATTCATCAAGAATAATAAAATCAAAGTTACCTTTAATCTTATGTATACTCTCATAGTTAATAACTACAAACTTAGTTTCATGTTTCCATGCTGCTAAAGTTTCAATCCAACCATCCATTGCTTGTTTCTTAGTTACAACCAAACAAGTCTTGGCTTTACTATTCTCAACAGCTAATAAAGCAGTAAGAGTTTTTCTAGTTCTCTCTTGCCAGGATAGATAAGCAAACCCATAGTCTCTTACAGTTTGAAGAGCCCAGTCTGCACCTTCTATTTGATGCTCCATAGGTATCATTTTATGAGTCTGCCAATGCAAGGAGTTCTTGTCTTTTATTTTCGAGTGTAACTTCATCTTCACACTTAATACAGATAGGGTCTTTCTTACCTGCTACTACTATGTATAAAGTATCTCCACCACTATATCGCTCTATTCTTTTAAGGTCAGTCTTCTTAAATGTAATACCATTGGTAGTTATAAATTTACTCATGTATATTCCTTTAAAGCTTGTTCAGCATAAGGGTATACAACTTTGCCATATGCATGATATAGTTTAGCTGCAACCGGTAATCTTGGTACGAAATCATTAGTCTTATTTTTCCATGTACTTACCATAGCAGTAGAAACATCTAGCTTCCATGATATATCAGTAGGTGTATGGTTCTCTAATAAGTCTAGCACTATTTGATTTATTCTTTGCATTTTATTATCCTTTAATTTATGCTATATTATATCATAATTAAATTAAATTTATCTTAATTTAATCTTAAATCTATCTTAATCTATATTCTCTACACGCACTTTTATTCTCTATCTATATAAATATATAGATAATAAAATATCTCTTCATATTGATTAGATATGAAGAGATATTAATGATTATATCTTAATCAAATAATGAAGATATCAAATCAAAATGACGAGGGTAAATGTGTAAAGAAGCACACTGCCAAAGTATCTTACCAGGCTGCTTACCTACTGCTTTACATACCTCATTGAGTACATACCGTTGCCAATGGAAGTCATTCTTATACCCAAACACTGCATCATTACTACGCATCTGAACAATAGCATTAATCTTATTTTCGTCATACAAGTCTTGGTTATAGTTAACTGTGTTTGTACAAATAAAATCTCGTCTACCTCCATCGAATGCTTGCTGATGTATTTCAGGTCTAGTATAAATCATAGTAGCCTGTTTAGAATCTGGTCGTCGTCTTAAAGTTCTAATAACTTTTTGGAACTGATTGTTATTATCATCACCATAAACTAGATAACCATAGTTACTATTTATATACCCATCAGGAGTAGCTATATCTCTCCAAATTTTAGGAGTCTTAGTCATGTCATAAACATTTCTACTTTGACTAAGATACCAATCCATTTCAATAGCTATATACTCTTCATTACGAGTACCAACAATAGTTTCTTCATCAGCAATAAAAGAAGCACCTTGAATCTCAAGCATGCCTCTCTTGTTAACCTTACCAGCAGAGTGTAACCTTTTAAACTCTTGTCTAATATCATTAACTGTGAAATTCATCAGGTTGCTCCTCTACCATATCGTTAATCAATTTAGCATATCCAGCAAGGTCTAACCAGCTATCTGAATGAGAAGGGCTAGAAGCTGCTCTCATAAGTTTTAAAACTAAATCACTAAATACTACTTGAACATTAGGCTCTAAAGATTTACCATTACAATCAATATGTAGTTCATTTAAAGCTTCCATAATAGTAGCTCTACAATGTACGCCATGAACATAAGAACCATATATCTTACCTCTCTCTTTTAATATATCTGTTACGCTATTTACATCATTAGTTAAACATTCATTAGCTTCCACCATATTAGTACCGTAGTGTAAATCATTTAACATAGTATCTAATTCGTCTACGATAGCTTGTCTATCTCTATCTAACTGCTTCTTGTATACAAAAGAACTAATTGTACCTTCTATATACTCCATTATATAGCCAATAGGCGGTATCTCTTGAGTACCTAATAACTCTCTAGCTATTTCAGGTTGTACACAGTTCATAAGAGCTTCATAGATACGATAAGGCAAGTTTACACCATCATGAAATTCATCACCGAATATTTTAGTCTTTGCACCCTTACTAATCTCTTTATTTAAAACATCTAAGTCTTTGGTAAATTTACCTATAACCATTCGGTCCCCAAGCTCTTTAGGATAGTTCTTACCTATAACATAAGTACCAAATCTTAAATACTTAAAGTATTGCTCATGTCGTTCTTTTTTATACTTACCCCAATAAACATAGTCATATTGTTTCTCTGCTCTAGGCTCTAGAACAGAGAATAATTCATCAAACAAAGCTAACTTACTCACTTGAAAATATTTCATAGGAGTATGCTTATCTGTTGGATGCTCTGTGAATTGACTGTATATAGTACATAAAGGATATTCTATTAAATCAGGTATCCAACAAGTATGGTCGTCAATCAAATAGATACTAGGTAACTCTTTCATTGCCTTTAATACTTTAGGATTTGCTGAATCAATCATACCATTAGTAACTATTAAATGAGTAGTGTTAGCAGATAAATACCTAGTGCAATTTAATGCCTTAGATATATAATCTGAAAACTTCACATCAATTCTGTGGTCTGTTAAACTTATCGAAGTTACTATCATTATAAATCCCTCGGAGTAAATAAATTTAATTCTTGCGTCTCGGGATTATACTGGTCTAACCTGACCATTCGCATATTTAACAATGCATCTATCTCTGAACCACCAGACTTCTCATACTCTCTAACAATTGCAGACCATCTCTCAGCATTAGTCTCACAACCTTTGAGAGCCTTCTGTGCTTTCTTTGGTCCCATACCATGAATACCTATAATACCATCACCCTTATCCCCAGTTAAACATTGGTAGTACCAAAATAAATCAGGGTCTTTAGCTTGAACAAACTTCATTTTAATCTCAGCAATTTGATTATTAGATTTAGGATGTATATATGCAGCTCTTGCAAAGTAATTAAATGCTTGAACTCTAGTTGCACCTAATACATCTTTATCCACAGCACAAACTAAATACTTATCAGGGTATTGATTACCTAACCACCAAACTGCATCATCAGCTTCACATCTTAACCACATAACACTTGTGTCATATTTCTTAACTAATGCTTGTTTTAAATTGTATAGCCCGAATGGAGCTCTAGTCTTTTGCCCTTGACTATCAGCTAATCTATTAGCTTTATAATCTTTATCTACATCAGTATATCTAAACGACTCTCTACCAGCAGTAAAATGTAATTCAAATACTCTAGCACCTGATAGATGTAGTATAGTTGTTAACTTATCTTCTGCATGAGCCATTGCCTCTTCCATGTTAATACCATAGACACACCACTCTGCTTCATCAAAACCAGGGTCAGCTCTAATAACTAATAGCTCTTCATCTGTATACATATCAATATGTAGTAACTCTTCTCTATACTCGCAAGATACTGCTGCAGCAAATACTACTGTGTCTGCATCTACTAATGCAATTAAATCAATCTTTGGAGGCATAACCTCACCTCTAGCACTTAAATTTATATCTTTCATTTCTTCACTCATTTTACCATCGCCATAAATTTCCAAGATTTAGAATAAACCTGTTCTGTTCCTATATTAGTTGCTTTTAATACACCATAATGTCTGTTCTGAAAAGTACCACAATATCTACATAGATTATCTAATGTAGCACTTCTATGCCTATTACTCATAGATAAAGATACACATCCATTGCCTAACATACCTTGAGTCATCATCATTCTATCTATATTCATAGCTACTGAACAAGGATAATAGCCATTCTCATTAAAGCCATTACCACAAATACCTGATTGTCTACAACCCATAGAATAGTCTACACCTATATAACTATTATCATCTATTGGAGCATTCATAGTTAAAGCAAACTCAGGCTCTTCATTAACCTCTTTAGCTGAGTTTTCAATTACTATACCTGGTATAAGAGGCTTATACTCAGTCAAGCCATTAGTAGTTAGTATAACATTAAAATACTTAGCTAGAGCTATAATAATTAACTCTATATCAGGGTGTAGTGTAGGCTCACCTCCTAATATTGCTACTGTCATATCTTTACCGTAATGTTTATTATCTTTAACAAATTCTTTGATAAGCTCAAGATTCATAACCTTATATGTAGATTTAAACTGTGAAAACCTATTACAGTTATTACAACTAAGGTTACATACTGTATTAATATCAATCTCTACTAATAGTTTACCCTTAGCTATTGTTTCTTTACGTGTTAACATTTATTCCACCTTCATTGGGATATCTTTAAACTTAAAGATTGGGCATTTACTAATCTCTGTCCAACCTTTTAACATGTTAGTCTTAATTAATGGTCGCCAGTAATGTTCATCAAGTTTATCTACTCTTGCATATACAGCATCATGAACAACATTAAAGATATACTTTAATACTAACGGATTTTCTTTAACCATATAGTGAACACCAAGTTTAGTAGTCTCTGCACCTGTACCTTGTACTCCACCATTAATACCATCTGTACCAAGTTTAGGTTTTATTTTACGACCTAAAGCTGTCTCTACTATAAAGCTAGGTTTCTTATAGTTATTCCAAACATACTTATGATGAACTGAAAACTCAGGGTACATTTTAAAGTAATGTTTTCTTAATGCTACAGACTCTTCCATAGTAACTATAATTCCATACTGTACAAAAGCATAAGGAATATAAGAAGCAGCACTCATACCAAACACATAACCAAAGTTAATTGCTTTTGCATCATTACGTTCTTGCTCATTTAAATATTCATCATGCTTCTGACCCCAAGGTAACATATTACGCTCATTAATCTCAGGGAAGCCATCAGGTGCAATAGCTTTCTGTGAAGCTATAAGAGCCATATCAATATGTAAATCTCTATCATCTTTTAACTGTTGATACATATATTCACTACCGAATAATGCACAAGCAAGTCTTAACTCTAGAGTACTATAATCCAAATCAATAACTGTAGTGTTACCAATATCTTGAGTAAATAGTTTTTGGAAATCTCTAGGTATTTGTTGACTATTAAAGCCATCTTCTAATGACCCACCAGCAGAAGTAAATCTACCTGTAATAGCACCTGCTACATTGAACTTAGTAAACATTCTATTGAAATTAATACTTGTCAAGTAGCTTACTTGTTTTTTATACTTCTTAGCATTGATAATATACCATGCTGTTTTAGCCAATGGCTTACTACTTGCAGCATATGTAACCAATGCATCATTATCACTCTTCTCAGTATCAAGTAATTTCCTTACCTGTACATATGAATTAGGATTAAATCCAGCCGGCAACAAATCAGTAAATTTAATTACTTGTTCTCTGGCGAATTCAAGCTTTTCTATCCACATTTCTCTATCTAATTTTAAACCATTTTGCTGATAGATAAGAGCATATGATTGGGACATCATATCTACTTCATAAGATAAGTTATCAGATATAACTAACTGAATTTTCTTATCTTCCCACATTAAAGATAACGCATATACATCTAAAGCAGCATATCTTATAGCTTGTTGAGATATATAAGCACCTCTAACAAATCCCTTAGCAGCTTCTTTTGTCTTAATATCAATATACAAATCTTTTGTATATTTCAATTTAAGAACTACCTTCTTTAATCCAAACTCTTGAAACTCAGGATATGCAGATTTAGTAGCATAGAATAAATCATCTACTCTATGACTATATACACTATCAGAAGTAATATCTGCAGGAGTCTTTGCACCCATACTAGGACTAATATTTAAAGTACCTAAATCATAAGAACTATTATACCATACTGTATGAAGACGCATAAGGCCTTCTTTGATATTTAGTAGTTCATGGTTATAAGTATCTTTATCATAGCCTATAGGAGCTATATCCAAGATATATATTAAAGGGTCTGTTGAGGGTTGATACATCTGTATCATTCTAAGTGGTCCGTATAAATCATCCGTTTCTATATCACAGAAAACTGGCTTGTCTTTATCGAATGTAGGTAAATCCAATACTGAATTTATAATTTTGTAATTCATTAACTTTCCTTAGCTTTATAAGTGTACTCACACTATACTATCTATTAATACACCACTGTGTACTAAAAAGGTAGTAGGTCATTTATTAGTTTTTGGTAACTCTTTTGTAATAGTTTATAAGCAGAACAACAAGACTTATCTTGCTGTTCTATGTTTACTTTGCCTTCGCTATTTATGGCCTTCTGTAATTTCAATACTTTTGCCCGAAGAGTAGTAACCTCATGCTCAAGGTCGACTATGTAGCTCTCTTCACTAGATACGTCATCTATAGGTTCAATATTAAATTTATTTCCAGCCATGATATTATACCACTGGTCTATTCTCACCAGAAGGTGTAGTATCAGGTACATCAGCTTCTGCAACATCATCATCAATAGAGTCTGCATTGATTTCAGCATCACCACCAGTATATTCAGTGAATGAAGAGTCTTTGATTTGTACACCATTAAGATATACTTGTAACCCTTCATTATCTGCAAAGTTGTTAATACCTACAGAATAATGTAGAATACCCATAGTACCATCACCACAACCTTTTTCTAAGGCATGACCTTCTTGAAGTTCACTACCATTAGAACCAAGTAGTTTAACTACATTAGTATTACCGTCAGGCCATACTGTTAAAGTCTTAGCAAGCATAGTCCACTTACCAGTAGCTTCTTTGATTGGTTCGTCATCTTCATCAACCTTAGGTTTACCCTCAGCATCAAGAACTTTTACGAACTCTTCTTTAACTACTTCATACTTTTGCTTACCTACACCAGCAGGTTTGTTTTCACGCCAGAACTTATCGAATACTTTTTTAATTGATTCAGCTTGCTCTTTTGACATTGTAACAGTAGCACAGTAATTGTAGCTTGATGGGTCATTTTCATCTAAAGGTTTTAGAGGGTCGTTCTTTTTCATTTTACCTTGACCACGAGTAGTTACCCAAGATAGTGGAAGTAGTGGAGTTTTTTGTCCAGATAGTTTTGCTTTTGACATATTATGTCCTTTCATATGTTTCATGTGTTTTAGGTGTTTATACCGACGCTAGGTTTGTTATACTTATATATCTTCTTTCGATAGTTTCAGGATTATGTCCATATACTTGTATAACTTAACCTATATTAAAAACTCTAAGGAGTTCTTAGTATAAGCTATTACTCCCCGAAGAGAGTAATATTATGCTTCTTCAGTACCAACATCACCTGGTTTATTGTCTTCACCAAGACCATCAACACGAGGTGTATGTATATCACGAGCTTCTTGAAGTTTCTCAAGAGCAGATTTACCATCAGCACCTGACATTTCACCATCAAGAATATCTGTAACGATTGCTTCTTTTGATGTTTTAAATAACTTAGCAGCTTCTTTCCACTGCTTATCACCAGCATCACAGTAACGTCTGAAACCATTTTTGCTTTTTGTATCTTCAACGAAAAGATTGAAATCTTCTTCATAAGCTTCAACCGCTTCAGTACCAGCTTCTTCATCTGCTTCAACAGCATCAACAGTTCTAACAGCAGAAACCGGTTCCCATTGTTTGTGATATGTACAAAAGATTGCAGCTACTGACCCATCTTCATTAAACGCAGTATAGTCATTAACATCACTTGAACCACCAACTTTTGGCTTAGTTAACTCACTTAATGCTTCAGTAAGCTTTTTGCTTGCGTTGTGTGTATTACAAAGACTTAATACTTCTTCGTGTAATTTAGCTTTAGTCATAATAGACTCCTTGTCTGCTTTATAGGTAAAGCAAGATAAAACCATAAGTAACTTATTGTTAAGCTATCAATTGAGTAGCTCGATAGGGAAGTCCTGAAAAACCTATCTCTTTAAATGAATAAAGATATGATATAATTATATCTAAATATTCTTAATCTAATCTTAATAATTAAATTTTATTTTATTCCTAGCTAGATTATTACCACCTTATTAATTGCTCTACTTAATGATACATACATTAGTATTGCATATGTTTTATAGTACCCTTTATATATAGCCCTCTTTATATCTTCTTGTGCTATGTATATAGTACTAAACTCAGAACCTTGACTCTTGTGAACAGTAGTAGCAAATGGTCGTTGTAAATTAAATACTAGATTACTATGTGCTATATATTCTGACCATGCTCTACCTCTTTCTTTAACCCCAGGAGCATTCTTATTTTGACCACACCAATAAGCTAATTTAGTATCTGCAGGTATATCATTCTTTTCATATACATGAGTTTGCCATTTATCTACATCAGCTTTTAATCTTTGTTGAGTAGCATAATGATTAGGGTCATAATTAATCACATAAGGTGTATCATCTATTGTAACAATGGTTTGCTTATATTGTCTAATGATTTTATCTGTACCCCACTTACTAATGTCAGCCATAGTTTTAGCAGCCTGAGTTTGTAACTCTTGCTCTCCCATTAGTTTACCTTTACTAATACAATTAGGAAACAATTGCTGTGCTAATATAGTCTTAGACCAATCAATACCATTAAAGGTACAATCAATACCATTAACCATTAAATTTTCATTGACGCTGAACTCCTCAGGTAATCCTAAATGTTTTGCTATCTGTGTATTAAGTTCTAAAACCTTAGCATTAGTATAAGCCAGTACTCTATCAGTTTCAGGGTTAAAAGTTTTAATACTTCCTTTCTTAATATCAGAATGTAACTTTAAGTCCATCTCTTTACCATTTTTTATATAATTCATAAACCTCATAAATGTCTCAACTACTTCTGGTGCCTCTGCTCTATGTTGAGTAGTTAATTCAGTTATATTTTCTGTATATACTATAGGGTCAATAACTAATCCTGTAACAGGTGGTAATTGATAAGGGTCACCAAATATTGTAACCTTACATTCAGCTGGTAATACCTCTAATAGTAAATCTAGTATCTCTTGGTTAATCATACTAAACTCGTCAATAAATACATTTTTAATTTTAGATAAATCAGTAGACCCTATCTGTTTAAGCTTTTGCATTCTATGCTTACCTGGAACATAATTCTGATTTAGAGTAGGTACAAGTTTAAGAGTTGAATGTATAGTATAAACATTCTCAACTCCCTTTCTTATTAGTACTGCTGCAGCCTTATGTGTTGGAGTTAATACCAATGTTTTAGTATCTGCTCTTTCACTAAGCTCAGTAGATTTACCTGAACCAGCAAAACCTATAACAAACTCAATCTCTTGGTCATAGTTACTTACTTGTTCTAACATTTCAGACATTATTTTGCCCCCTTTAAATAAACTACTTTTACTCTAGATACATGCTTACCCTTTACAAAGTCATTACTATGTTCTAATGCTATATAGTTCATATCAAGATTTTCATTCTCTTGACGTACCTTAAGTATAGCAACAACAAAGGCATCTATTTGTTCAGCTCTTTCATTACTTATTTTATTCATAGCTTCTGATATTTTGTTTTCAAGTGACTTAACAACGTCAAACTTCCTCCAAATAAACTCTCTAAGCTTATCATCATTATGATTACTTGCATAATTCTCTATGTCAATCATATCCTGTTTAGTTAATATCTCGTTAGATTGATTAACAGCAGGGCAACTGCCTGTACTTATTACATATTCTACAAATTCTTCTCTTGACATCATGACTTCTCCTTTATATCACAGTACCCCTCATGGGTTTCTTCATATTTAGCATAAACATCTCTAAAGCCACCTTCACGACCTATGTTCTCGTAACCATCACCTTTTAAACTTCGTGCCCAATTTCCTATATCCATAGGAGTCATATCATAAGGTTCTGTTTTTCTATCTATTTCTTTTTTACCTTTTATTGTAGTAGTCCAAAACATACACCCTTCTAATATACATTTTCTACCTAAGTATGGGCATACCTTTTCTTTAGCGTCTTTACTTAACATTATAATTCTCCTTAAAATAATCTTTAAACTTATCAGATATTTCGTTTACTCTATCAGCTGTTAGAGGTAGCTTAACCTTTACTTTGTTATTAGTACACCTATTACATTTCTTTTTATGCCTACCTGTTTGAGTACTTATTGTGAAGTTTACCTTCTTTGGCCCTTCTCCACAAGCGGTACATCTATGGTCTTCAGGGCAGTTATTATTAAGAGGAACAAACCTATCAAAGTGACAATCCATACATACTTGCCCTTCCTTTGGTGGGTAATTAGTTTCCTTCTCGTCTCCACACTTAGGACATACTCTAACATAGTGGCTTTTGGTAGGACCAGGATTACCTCTTATTAATTCTTTGCCTCTATAATATTCCCAAGCCACAACAGCATATCTAGTTGCAGAATGTGATAGTTTAAAATCTCTCATTAACTCGTCCACCACTTCTGAAAAGATGGTAGATTTATCATATGCACCAGAGTTAAGCTCTTCTAGTATCTTTTGAAATTTAGTCATTATCCTTTACTCCTTAAATGATTATAGTGTTCAAACCAATCATTGTTGTTTATTAAATGCTTCCTAGCGTATTGCTCATGATTAGCTGAAATTACTTTTATCTTATTAGCATCTTTATTTATAAAAGCTATATTTGTAGCCTCATTCCAATTATTCAGCGAGTCTTTATATACTATTAAACCTATCATATAACTCATACTATACTCCTATAGTAGCTAAAAAGAATAAATAAGCTAAGCTTAATGATATAGCTATTGTTACCATTAATTCTATTAATATTACTAACTTATCATGTTTTATTTTAAACATTCTAAGCTTATATTTTAAATCATGCATTTTTAAACCTTTTAATCATTTGCGCTTCTTTATCAGTGTTTTCTCTTACCTCTATGAAGCTATTGTTCACTCTACTTGTTTCTCTTTGCTTATCCATTTTACAATCGTTACAACTTCTAGGAGGTAAATTATTATTCATAATATTACAAGGACGAGATACAAACTTACCACATTCACATATAAGTTTATACATGCCTTTAGTAGTATCAATACTCATTAATTCTAACTTGCCAAATCTTTGACCTATATTATATCTGTTCTTAGCCATTTAATCTTCTCCTGTTATTACATTATAAGCTAAGTAAGCCATACAAGCTATAAATGCTATTGTTCCATATGTACTATACATGCTTACTCATACAATTGTACATAGCCACATCAAATTCTATTTTACATAGTAGAGCAGCATTATGGTTTATTCTTTCAAGTCTTATATTCTCAGCTTTTAGGAATCTACCTCTAACTATTGCCTCTTTCAAATAACCAAGAAATCTATCATGTGTAGCACTCATTACTTATCCTTAAAGGCTTTATTACTTAATAAAACCAGTAGTTTTTTCATCTCTATTTCACTATCAAATATAGGATAAGATGCCATATTAAATAAACCATAATCGACATGGTTATCTCTCTGAAAGAACTTAGCATCATCTATATAATCTTTAAATAGTAAAAGCCTTAATCTATTTTTAACCTTATCATCTACATTTTTATCGCTTAAAATAGAAGCTGCTATACTACAGCTTAATTCAAATTTACCATTACCGATTTTATTTCCTCTCAAATCAAATACTGTATTATGACCTATATCTTTATTCAATAGATTTGTTATATCATTACATATATAATCAGTGCTACTAGCTCCATATGTAGGTTCTATGGAGAATAAACCCATCTTAAATATAAAGTTCTTATCTAATTCTCTATTATATTTAGATATCTTAATTTCTATATTAGACTTCTCAAGTATACTTATTGCAGCTATTTTATATAATCTCTCTAACTCAACAAGAGGAATATCATTTATATTTTTAGCACTTTCTTCTCTATCAGTAGCTTGTTTTGAAGAAAATAAATCTTTTAACCATTTCATTCTAACTCCTTTAATATAGTTTTACTCTCTCTTATACTCTCAGGTATGGTAACCATTGCTTTGTGTAATAGATTTAAACAGTAACCTGTAGATACCTTATTCATACTCGCTACCATATCTAAAGGTATAGCAAGTGTTTTATAATCATTAACTATCTTTAAATTATTAATCATCTCGTTTCCTTACTATTTTATCTACACACCAAGAAATACCTGATGGTATTAAGAAAGGGGCTACAAATACTGCTATTAAGCCAAAAGCCATAATAATTGATATAGGACCAAGTATAGGTATATACATAAAAATACCAACATCTCCATCAGGGTCTGCTATTCTCCAATTCTTAGACCTAGCATAAGCCATGAACGTTAACTGTGCTATCGAAATTAATATTATATCTACTATCATAGCTCTATAATCTCCTTAATCTCTGTATATGATAGCTCCCTATCTTCATCACTATTATCAAACAGAACCTCTAGCATGGACATCTCAGACTCAGAAAAATGATTCTCAATCTCTATCATTAACTCTTCATCAGTGGCTGTATCTATCATATTTATTTCTTTGGTAATATACTGAGCCTCTGTCATAGCTTTATAGAATGAATTTCTAATCTCACCAAAATAAGCCTCATGTATTGTTATATCAGTTATAGTACCTAATTGAGGCTCACCTCTCTGTATAGGTAATGTTTCGCTTGTAGTATACATTATATTTCCTTTACATCTTACAGTCAGTTGTATGGGCTTCTACTACAGCATCCCAATCAATCTTACCTTGCTTAAATAAAGCTGTACTTTACACTCAATTTCTCTATAAGGACGTAAACCCATTTCTTTTCTGAGCAATGTTCTCATAGCATCTTCTATTTGTGTATCTTCTATTTTATTTCTAAGCAATTTTTTACTTAGTTTAAAATAAGCACAATGAAAATAATCATATCTTCCATCAGCTCTAGTATCACCATCTATTTTAAGAGTATACCCATTATCTATATAAGCTTGTACACTTTGTAACTTTTCCATAACTTCATCAGTATCTTCTACCAATCCTTTATTTAATTGAATAGTTACATTATCAGTATACTCACAATAATCATGCATTGGTCTGCCTAATGCTTTACTCATTATTAAGGCACTTCTCATAGCTTGAGAGATACCTTCTTTGTGAGCCCAAAATATATCTAGTTTCATAATGTTACCTTTGTAATGAAAGTAATTCATCAAGAGTATAAGCTTCACAGTCCCACTCATTAATAAATGTACTAGCTTTTCCTATTGGATAAGTAGTACAATACTCATTATCAAAAGGTGCTTCACGTAATCGCTCTCTTAACTTGCCTTCGTCTTCTGCAACCAATATAACTTTCATAGGTATAACATTAAATCCTATTAATTGGCCAGAGCCGAATGAGGCAAAACATGTTGCATTATCCATTACTGGTCCTTTAACTCAGTAAGTAGTTCACCTAATGAAAGAGCAAATTCAAGATTTTTTAATTCATCTGTTTGTTGCTCAATAAGCAAGTTCATTTTACTATCATCATCTTTAAAAGGTACTATCATTTGTTTACGCATTGTACCAGCTTTATCTACTAGTTCACAATATATTTCATATAGTGATTGTGTAGGCACTTCTGCATCTTGTGCTTCATCCATTGTTTTAGCTACAATGTAATCAAGAATAATACTTATTCTATTTTCTTTGTTTAGACCTTGCATAGCTAGAAACTCTTCCATCTGGTCTTTTGCTTCATGCTTGTCAGTATAATCATCATCTATTGCTTTTAAATCTGATTCAAATCTTACCATTATTTTGTCCCACCTAAAGTTTTAAGTTCTTCAAGAAGCTTAGCAGCATCTTTATCTGTCTCTGCAAGTAGTGCATACATATTAATTGCATCCATTTGTTGCTTTTTCTCTTCGAGTTGTTGTATCACATATACTCTACGTTCAGTAGCTTCTTTACGAGCTTTCTGTCTTGAGTAATCAATCTTACATACAATCCATGCAGTAGCTTTCTTAACAATCTCTGCATTCTCTAAACAGTTTGTAAAACATTTAATAACTCCAACAATACCTAAACCTCTCTTAGACTCTACTACCATTAAATCTCCCTCTGTTACTTCTATATCAATATCACATTTAAAGTAATATGAATGTATTGTAGGAAACTCCCCAGTATTAGTGGTATAAGATACCTCAACTATTTGATAATCTCCACCGATGTAATTTACATCATTTTCTTTGTTTACCATTTTAATCTCCTTGATTAATTCTCCATTTTGGTCACAATATTCAAAATCATTGTGGTCCAGTGTGCCAGAGTTAGCTCTAACGGGACTACTTGCCTCGTATCTATTACTATTAACACGATTATAATATCTTAATTTTCTATTTAAAGATATACTAATAATATAATCAGTAACTATATTTTCACCTTTATAGCATCGCTTTAGAAATGTACCAGGTGTTGCATCATCTAAATACATGATTAAGCCTTTAAAGGAAATGGCTTATCTATTGCGGTCATAAGTATGCTGCAAGAACTAACAATCTTTTCAGTTTCCATATTATTATATAGATATTCACCCATCTCAGTAATACTGTTTGAGCCAATTAAAAGTTTCATTGTTTCTTCAACATCTCCAATGTTTAAACCTAATATAAAAGATAAAGACATAACAGGATTAGTTCCTAATAAACCTGCTAAATTTATAGCTGGCACAAACTCTTTAGGCATTTCATTTTCTAAGCCCTCTAACTCGCTTATAGCGTGTAGTTCTTTCCATGTTAACATTTTAAGCCTCCAACATTTCATCAGTTATTTGATTTGTATGTGTTATCTGATTAGTATCAAACAATTCTTTTACTCTATCTAAGAACTTTGAGTTGATACCTAGTTGTTTAAAACCCTTAGTGTACAAATCAAACTCTTCTTTGTGCTCCGATACGTTCTCAACACTATAATCTTTAACCTGATACTGTATACCACAGCATTGCGACTCTATAGCACCATGAAACATTGCCCATGGACCGTATACTTCTCCACCACATAAATAGCAAGGTTCATTAGGCTCTATCATTATCTCTTCTTCACCATTAACAATAATCTTTTTCATTTTAATCTCCTTGCTTGTCATTAGCTATTATTCTAGCTAGATATTTTTTACTTAATTTATCATAAGAAATAACAGGTTTACCACCTGGTACCATGGCAACATTTCTGTTAATACCATCAGCTAAAGCATGTTTCATATTTCTATAACCTGCTATCTTTAGTACTCGCTTCTTTGTCATTCTCTTTAACTCTGCATATGTATAAGTTCTATCAGACATATCTATCTCCAAAGTTGGGTTTACATCTCAAGGACAACCAGTAGTTCTAATAGAGGGTAGAACAAATCTCACACTTATTGTTTTCAGAGGTAGTGATGAAACCTACTTTGTTACTTCTTATTTAATGCTTCGTTTAACTCTGAAATAAACTCTTTAAATACAAAATCTCTAGTAGCTAATATATCTCCTTTATATACTTCAAAGATACTAAATAAAATAGGGTTATTTGGTATTGCCGCCATATGCCCATCTGTTTGACCTATCATCTGGTTTTTGATTATCTCTGCTGTTAACTTATCCATTGTTGTTCCTTTCTTCTATCTCTTTATATAATTTATTATATCTAAATATTCTTAATCTAAAATTAAATTTAATAATTAATTTTAGATTATTTTCCCACATCGTCTATATCTACCATCTCTAGTGGTTCTACCTGTGGAATTAACATACCAGTGATACACTCTGTATATTCTGCAATCTGTTCAGGCGTTATACTAAATACAAAACCCTCTGTTGGCCACGTCTGCCATTCTTCCACCGGTAAGGTAGTATTCTTACGCCATGTATTAGAATAAATAGTTCCAACATTCTTAAAATCTATTTGTAGCATTTTCTCTAATGCATGTTTAGAATATATATTCTCTTTGAATCGCTCGGCAACTACTAATGGTAACAACTCTATAAACCATTTATATGACACAGCTGCTTTACCAGTTTTAGCATTATATGTAGTTAGTATCATATTAAACAGATTAACTACAAGCTCAATATCTAACTCAGAATCAGTTTTTATAATACCCATTAAGTCGTTAGGACTTGCAATCGAGTGGATAATATTCTGTGTATTCGTTGCACCATCTCCTACCCACTTAGCTCTGTATTCCGTTTGTGGTGTTCTCTCATATAGTGCCTCATACATATCATCTGTCATTGGATTAGAGTGTAAATAGTATAAGTAATTCACATACACCTGTACATCTTCCTCGTAATCTCGTGACCGTAGTACTTGCCCTATACGTTTAGAATCTGCTTTACTTAGAGGCTCAGTTTCACCTCTTAGGTGTGCTGGCTCTAAACATAGAAACCTTCTATCTGAGGGAGGTAACATCGGTCTATGATTAGATGAACCACTCAACGAAACAGAGACTCGCTTAGTAGCTACTGCACTTCCCTTCATGTTAAGCTTTCTGTATGAGTTCGACGTCTGCTGTTTAATCATCGCATAAATCTGGTCCCACTCCTTCTTACCTAAATCGGTCATATCCTCCAATGAGATAAGTCTAGATGAAGCTACTACATCACCCCACCCCGACATCGCAGTCTTCTCGTTTATCGCTTGTATAGACCCACCAGCTATCATCGACAATATCTCAATTGTAGCCATACTCTTACCTGTACCACCTAAATCTGTCGGTAATGACGCCATCCATAAAACCATATTCAACGAGGTCTTACCAAAAAGCACTTGTGCATGATAGTTTAAAACGTATTCGAGATATCTTGGCCCTATTGAAGAGAACATAGTTTTGTATAATATGTTATTCTTTGGTACTGTTGATATAGCCTGTGCCTCTTTAATGTATTGACTCGGAGTATACAAGTTTATAACATGTCGCTGTTGCTTATCATCAAGAATATATTGACCCTCATATGGGTCATTAATCGTATAAAGTATTGGAACGTTTTGGTCCCACCCTATCAGCTTCCCATCCTCTGAAAATATATCTCGCTCAGGATGAAGTGCTTGAGCAGATTTAACATCCATAAGATACTCATTGTTATGTATTACTGGCTCATGTGTCAGTTTATCAATTTCTATAAACTTTATCGTTTTATCCACCACTCTGAATATTGGAGTTGTTGTACCTACTTGCTGGTCTAAATGTTCTTGGAATGTTAACTCGTCATCTTCCTGTGAATACTTAAGTATTGCCTCATGCTCTGGTAGAGATGGAAGCATATTCTTATGCATCAACGTTTGTGACATTGAGGACTCTGGGTCTCTACCCCACAGTTTGAGTAGCTTCTCTAGACATGGAATAGTATGCTCGTAATGGTCTAACTCTGCCGTTGATGTAAGTTTAACAGCTATCTTATTGAAAAGGTCATATGACAAAGGATAATCATCTATCGACAGTTTCTTACGGTTCTCAGGTTTATATTCTTTTGGGAATATAGCATTGAAGAATGCGAACCATTGTTTGTTACCCTCTATCTCGTCGTTAAGAAATCTAGTAACTAAATTGTATCGCTGAATATGTGAGGTTGGAGTTACCTCTGTTGGTGAGCCGATAGGTAAATCTAAATCCTGTAATACAGCTACTAATTTCTTTGGCACACTAACTACATCAAAAGCGTTAAGATGATGTGAGGGTGCGAATGAATGCCATTCAAACATATTACCGTATGTGAATGTATCAACCTCCGTGTTCTTTATCTTCGTCGCCCTTGATGGTAATCTACCGATAAGAGTTTCTGGGATGCTGAAGTAAAAGTGAAACTTATCCTTACGTGTTGATACAGTGTAAAACGTGTTAGGCACTGTTAAATCTAATGATGGAATGTAGTACTCTTTTGTTTTGCTATTATATTCCATGTATTCGCCATCTACATCAAGAATGATAAGCTGTTGTTCTTGTTTAAGATAATGCTTTGCCATATTATCTTTTTGGTATAAATCCCATGTTAAGTGATTCTTGCGATGTGTTGAATATGTTGAAGTGGCAGTTTTCTTTCCCTGCTCTAGTTTCCATATCCCACCTGGTGTAAGTTCAATTCCTAGACGTTCTTTGAATTCGTCTATAAAGTAACTGCGTGTTTGAGTTTTATTAGTTGCCATTAGTCAACCTTACTATCTAAGTCATGAGGAGCCGATGTTTTAATTGTTGGGAATACTAAAGTGTCGGCAGTATTAGCTGTATCAACTCCTATTATAAGTTGAGTATTATCAGCATATGAGAACTCTCTAAGTAATGGAATCAATGCGTTAAATTTTGGAAGATGTATGTTTAAACATTTGGCTACTACCCCTTGATTTGTGTTGGCTACCTCAACCATTATGAGTTTTGAGTTATTTACTAGTATCTGCCAATACTTCGGGTTTGATTTGTGTAGCTGTTCTGATAGTTCTGTGAATGTTTGGTATTGCATTGTATTCCTTAATATTAATAATTGATTATAATTATATCTAAATTATTATAAATCTCTTCTTAAATTATATCTATTATTATAATTATTTTTGATAATAATTATTTAGAATTCTTATAGGTGATATATATAAGAATTACAAATAATTATTATAAATTATAGTCTATATGGGCGATAATTATAAGAATTATAGAATTATATAGAATTAAATTAAATTTTATTCTATATAA